TCCTTTTCCAATCTTGTATAGCACACAAAACCACAAGGATAATGTATGCTATACAAATATTTCTAATTGTGAATAATTGCTCTAGTGACTTTATTAGTTGCTTATCTTTAGTATTGCCAATAAGAAAAAACCGAATAGAGACCCTAGAAAAAATCCTATTGTGAATGTTAGCATTGGTTACTCCTTAAACTGGTGTATATATTACCTCTAAAACAACACTTGTATTTGCCAAAACTGTATATGTTTCTACTGTTGGATTTGTAAGTGTTGCCCACCACTGATTTGAATTATTATCATACACCAAAGCTCTAGCTTGATGGCTGGTACAACGAACACTATTAATTATGCAATCACAAGGCAATTCTAGGCTTATATTCCCTTTTCCAGTTGTTGTGCCTCTAACTGTCTTAATTAAAGGTTTTGATAATTTGATGGTTGTATCCACATCAGCAATAGCTTTTCCTAATTCCGTATCAGCAAAATATCCTATCTCATACTCGCAATCAGAGGTTATTGTAGTATGGTCTGTAAAGGTCTTTAGGGATAATAATTGTGTTACTTGTGATGGTGTTAGTTTGGTTGTGGTTGGGGTTGATAGTTCGTAGACAATTGGAATACCAGTCATGTGTGTCTTAAATGCTGAAATATCTTTATCAAAACCATCTTTGGTATAGTTGAGATATTGTCCACTTGATACCCATGTGTTATTTCTTTCCGTTGCTTGTTTGGTATAATCCGATATTGCATTTTCATCTACCATTAATACATTACTTGATGGTTTTGAATCTGATACTTTCACATAATAATTATCTCCACTTGATACTGTTTCAGTTTTCCAATCTAATGAGCCACCATCAACCTCGATAACCCTCTTAATCAACTCACCGCTACCATCTGAATGTATAATCAATTCGTCTTTTACATCGTTTAATCCGATAAAGTCTGTATTGAGTATTTCAGAGGTGTTTATTGAGGTGTGGTTGTAGGGAACAAAATCGTTATAGGTAAGTGTTGTATCTTCTGTGAGCATTGGTTTGAATACTAGATTGTTTGCCGTAGCACCACTTTTCAGATATATTTTAACTCTATATATTGCCGTAGTCTGTCCTATCGTAATATTGTTACCACTGCCACTATCTATATTATCTCTTATGAAAGTGTTGTCCGACTTTCTTTCGATAAAATCAAGGTATACGTTTGTTGGTGCATTATTAGGGCAACCGACAATTTTATAAGTCTTGTCAACTTCTATATTTGTATCGGATATATTTACATCATTTGCTATAATAAATTCTGTGTTTGCACCAGCAGTACCATTAAGAGTATAAGTTCCGTCACCATTGTTAGTGCAAGTAACTCCATTTTGAGTTGTTGTCTGTAAAGTAAGTTTAAGTAAATTCTTACTCTGACTCTCTACCTTGCCCTCTGATAGTATTAGTCCGTATGGTTCGAAATCATCATAGGTTGTGTCGGGATAGAGGTCTGCGTCTACTAGCATTGGTTTGACGATTTCATTAGTTACTGTTCTCCCAGTTCTGACAATAATGGCACTTTCATAAGTTGCTTTTTCGGCTGTGAAAGTTACACCATTTCCCCAATCAACAAGGTTATCTACAAATCCTGACCAAGGATCATATTTAATAGCATATTTTGTATCAGAAAAGACTTCTGTATTTTTTTGGATACCCACTATTTTATATTGTTTACCAACTTCATACTGTGAATATGTGAAGTAAAACCATGCACCACCTTGTCCAGCCGTTCCATTAAGTGTATAAGTTCCATCACCATTATTAGTGCAAGTAACCCCATTAATAGTATATGTTCTATCACCATTAGTCTTATAAACCTCTCCATTACCCTTGTATTTATTTACATTAGAATTAAGTAAATTCTTACTCTTTCTACCATTACCCTCTAAATGCAATTCTCTGATATATCCATCTGCACAGTCGTTTATTACTTCTTCGGTTGTGGTATGGGTTACTTTGGTGTCTGCTGATTGCTCGGTGTTTATCTTGTTGTATAGAGTATGCAAATTGTCTTTGAGATACTCTCTGTCTATTGGTTTTTTATCCATAGCACTTACTCCCATGTGTCAAAGTTTATATTTACTGTTTCATATTCAAGCTCTGTTGCGATTTTGCTACCCTTATAGTTCAAATATCCGTCTGAATCTTCTGTAAGTTCGACCAATACTTGAGGCTGTCCAAGTTTTGCACCAAATGCAATATTCTCTGCAACGTCAATTATTCCGTTGTTGTTCTTGTCATAATCAGCCTTGTTCATGTCACCAGTACCAGCTCCAGCTTGTCCATCCGATACCTGGAAGGTGTAACTGCTGCCATCCGATGTTGATATTGTGTATGTGCTTATAAGTCCGATTTTGCTTGTCAGTGTTATTCCAGTGATTGATGCTCCTTTGTCACCTTTGTCACCCTTGTCACCCTTGTCACCCTGGTTTCCTTTTTCACCCTGGATTCCCTGGATGCCTTGAATGCCCTGGTCACCTTTGTCACCCTTATCTCCTTTTAATTTGCCGACTAAATCCCAGCCGATTCCGTTGCATTTCCACAGATAAAATGTAAATGTATTAAAATACATTTCCCCAGTGACAAATCCGGTCACTGCACTAATCTCCGATGTGATTGCTGTACCAAATTTGATATCGGCAATTTTTTCCGAATTCTGCGCTGTTGTTTTTGCAGTATTGGCTGTTGCATTTGCACTTGTGACTGTTGCCTCATTACTATTGACTACTGTGTTGATTTTGCTAATAGCATCATGAATTGCGCCTCTGACTTCTTCACCATAGACTGCATCCTCTATGGCTTTTAACTCTGTTGTTATGTCTGCCATGTTGCCTCCTTTTACCAATTATCTTCTATCCAATCCAAGTAATCAGATAGTCTGTCATATCCATCAAGTCGGATGTCATTGCAATATATCCTTCCATTGTTATTAAGTTCGATGGCTGGATCATGATAATTGCCTATGTATAAGCACTTATCCGAGCTCCAGGGAAGATGCAATCCATTGTTGAAGTTTTCAAGTCCAGAATATCCATTTGCGTTAATTGTAAATGGTCCGATTGAGCCACTCTGTGCATTGATTCTCGGACCATCAATACTTCCAGATCTTATTGTGATTCCACTACTGTCAAATGTTCCAATCACACTACCACTTGAATTGTATATTTTAATCGATCCATCTTTTGCAAATCCATTGCCTCCGATTGTCAATTCTCCACCTTTGACATGATCTGCCGACATTGTTCCGGTTGTTATACAGCTTGCATCTATGGCACCATCCATTGTGATTGCTACATTTGCATCCCATTCGATGTCAGTTGTGCCAGCCTCTTTAGTTCCATGTCCAAATCCAGACAGATTCCATCTCCATACTTGTGTTGACTGTTCAAAACTCGTTGCATTCATCACATTGATTTCATATGGTTTTCCTTTGTCATCAAGTCGGATTGATACATATCCATTTGTGCCATTGGAATTGATGAGTGCTGATGAATTTTTCTTTGCTGTTTTAAGTATGCTCGATTCTTCTGGCATTTTGGTTTCAAGATCTTTTACGGATGCATATGTCTTTTGTGTAAAACTTTTCTGACCTTCTGCGCCCAGTGTCAGTTTGTTATTTGCCAGGTTGAGCAAATCAATTTCTCTGCTCCTTACTGGGAGCCATACATCCATGCCATGTGGCTCGGATATTGCCCTAATAAAATCACCAACATTGTATGTTGCCACTCCATCATCAACCACAGACATATCAACAGCTGATACTTTATAGGTGAATTTTTCAAACTGATTTGATGTCAGCCATTCAATCCCTTTTTGTTTTAGCTCGTTTGCATCTGTAATCTCGTCAAAATTGACAACAGCCTTTATCCATCCATAATTGTTTACTGCTTGCTCACTATATACATAATTTTTGCCATCATTCACACTTTCGATTGTGATATTATCCTCATAATCCTCAATGCGACTTTCATCCAGCGCAGCACCTAGTGGAATCACCGCAGTATACAATTTTTCAGAATTAGTGCTCTGCGTTAAATCCAGGAGATTTCCTCCAAACTCAATAGACTGTTCTGATTTTATCCCATATGAATCAAGTGGAATGATATCTACATATCTTTTATCCTCCACCCATCGGATTCTTATGCAATCATCCTCTCCCAGGAGATTTTCTCTGATAAAATCAAGTGTATTATCCCAATCTGTTACCATCGTGAAAAATCCATCGGTAACACCGATCACACCCACTTCAAATCTTTTCTTTTCATCCACCTGGGCATTGTGCTCGTTTATAAGGGCATTGAAAATCATTGCTTTGCTCATGCTCTCATATTTTCGCAATGGCTGGATGCTATCAGATAAATAAGACAACTCACCAACACAGTACACTGTTTGATTATTGTAAAAATCAAAACCTATCTCTCTCACTTCACCATTCCAGATCTTTTTATTGTCCTGATAAACTGTTAGCTCTGATTTTCTCTGTAATAGTTTCCTATATAATGGATTGATTGATGGTATTGTTATGTTTAGACTTCCGGATTCATTTAGTGTCTGGTTGAGCTTTCCGGATGTGATGGTACATTCCCCATCACCAGCAAAATAGAGAGTATCTTCTCCCACTCTTATTTCATACATTTAGAGTGAACCTCCTCTATAATCAATCGTAACTGTTCCATTACCTACAAATGTCAATGTCACTTCTTCATCACCATTGACCAGCAACGATGGGAATCTATTTCTGCCAGCCTTCATGGTGTATTCTCTTGTTCCATTATTCAGTTTTATTTCCGATGTTGTTGATACCTGGAATTCTGGGACAACATACATGTGTCCAGATGGTATATTCATCGTTGCTGTGCCATTTACTTTGACTTCTCCAAAACTTCTGATTACACCATCAACAAATGAGAATATATCCCAGATCCATGGCTCGGATGCTTTGATTTTTTCATATTTGTAGGGATCTGCTTGTGGTATAGATAAGATAAATTCTCCCTTGTCATATACTCTTTCAAATTTCTCTATATGGCATCTTCCTCTGTAATAATTATCCAGATCATTATCAAACGATATCTGGATAATTCTTCCGTCAATGGCATTTCTCAATGTTGATAAAATATCATCCCATCCCATTCGATTTTTAATGCCAGCCAAATGTATTTCTATTGGTCTATACAAATATGATGGTCTACCAATCAATGCATCCGATACATCAATCGGAGCATTTCTGCCGGATACAGTGATAAAATTGGTTTCTTGTTTTGGATCTCCTACCGGAACAGCATTTGTTATTACCAATCCCCAATCATCAAAAGTATGGATGGAATTTCCCTTCGATTCTATTGTTATGGTTGCACCAGTATCTTTTCTCATGCGTATGCCTCTCTCCTTGCCATGTTGCCTAGTGCATCATTCATGATCGGAGCTGTTGCACCAACCAATACACCACTATCAAGCACAATCTGCTGATTGCCAAGATCATCCAGCTTTGCATTTAGCTTGTTCAATATGTCTGAAAGTGGATTACTTTCATTGACTTTGCTTGTTGTTGGCTGTGCGCTCGATAGAGTAGATGCCAGATTGACATTTGTTGATAGGTCAAATTCATCCTCCAGGGAATCATCAATCATCTTGTTGACGTTTTCCATCTCTTCCATGAATCCGACACCGATACCGGCAGCAAGATTGACACCGATCTGGTCTCTGAATACTGTTGATGGAGAATGAATGCCAAAATAGCTTTTGACAGTATCAATCATCTCTCCGCATTTTCCTTTCAGCCAATCCATGATTTTATGCCATGAATTTGCCAATCCTTCTTTTATTCCATCGATAATATTCTGGCCAATCTCCTTATATTTTGATACCAGTTCTTTGTATTTTTCAACGAGCTGCTTTACCATTTCAGGAACTTTTTCCAGCAACTTTGGTGTATAGGTTATTAATGCCTCGCCCAAGGTCTTGATGAGTTCCCATGCTGAAGATACCAATTTAGGTGCATTTCTTACTATTGCATCAGCTAATTTCAGAATGATTTCTGGCACTCTCTCAATTAATTGAGGCAGAGCATTTATTATTCCTTCTGTTAATCCCACTACCAAAGCAATAGCTCCATCAACAAGCAAATCGATGTTGTTTATCAAAGTATCTACAATGGACAATATTATATCTACTATCTGTGGAATCAGCTCCGGCAATGCTTCAGCAATAGCGCTTGATAATTGTAGTATTATTTCTATTCCAGCTTGCAGTAATGGCTCAAGATTAGATGTGATAGCTTCAACAATTAACGGTATCAGCTCACTTAATACAGACAATATATCTGGCAAGGCATCTACTAAACCATTGATTAGTTCAACAGCACTCTCTAGGAGAGACGGAAGCAATTCCTTCAACATTGGAGCCAATAATGGTGCTATCTCATTTATTAATTGAGCTAATGCATCCGATATTGCCGGAAGAGTATCCATTATGACCGGAGCAACATTTGCAATAACTACTTGAACACTTTCTACCAGGTTTCCAACCAATTCAGAGATATCAGCATCTGGATCAGCCAATCCGGCAACCAAGTTTGTCCATGAACCCTGGAGCATTCCGAATGCACCTGATATTGTTTCAGTTGCTTCTTTTGCTGTGGTACCTGTTATTCCCATCTCTGTCTGGATTACATGGATTGCATCTATAATATTTGCATATGAATCGATATTGTACTCGATGCCACTTATTTTTGAAGCATCTTCCAGCAATCTCTCCATTTCGCTCTTTGTACCACCATATCCTAGTTTTAAGTTATCCAGCATTGTATAATTTTGCTTTGCAAATCCCTGATAAGCATTCTGGATAGATTCCATCGATGAACCCATTTTATTTGCGTTATCAGACATATCTACAATTGCCTGGTTTGCTACTGTAGCCGCAATGTCCGTTTGTCCATCTAAAGATGCAATCAATGCTGCACTGAAGCTTGTTACAGTTTCCATATAATCATTAGCTGACAATCCAGCGGTTTTGTATGCTTCTTTTGCATGCGATAGCACTGTCTCCTGGGCTTCTAGCATTGCATTATAATCGGCTGTAGCTTCTTCTGTTGTTTTACCAATAGAATCTGCATATTCTTCCAGGCTCTTTCCTCCGGTACCAAATAATGTCTCTACACCACCAACTAATTGCTGTGTGTTTGCATAAGCATCCAGTGCACTCTTTGCAAGTACACCAACACCAGCAGCAGCTCCGGCAAGAGCCACTCCCAATCCTTTTATCGCAGTGCCAAAAGCACCACTCATACTAGATCCCAGATTATTACCGGCTGTATTGCCGGTCTTTGCTACATCTCCTAATTCAGACTCTATAGCACCCTTTATGCCTTTTGCAGATGGAATAATCTGCACATAAGCTTTTGCTAATTCAGTTGCCATATTACTATCCTCTTACTATTTCATTCCTTGCACGTTCAAATTCATCAGCTGTGTTAAACCGTTCACATTTTGGCTTGTATTCATCTGGATTCATCAATAATCGGTATATTGATTTCGGATGATTCCTATTATGCTCTCCATCCCTTGTTTTACTCCATACAAGCCATGCAAGAGAATCGACCATATTTGCTAATAGCAACGTATCTGTTTCATAGTTTATTCCAGCTAATTTTTGCATAATACGAGATTCAGCTCGCAAACCACATGCTAATACTGCTGTGGTGCGAGCTGGCAAATCTCTAAAATTATAAATATTGTAGTATTCTGCAAAATCACATATTAAGGCATTTTCGTTATCCTTTATTAATCGTGCAAGGATCAGGAGTTTTTTCCTTCTTTAAGGTTGCTAAAGATTTCAAGCACTTCCTGGGTGAATGCACTTATAGGTACATTACCATCCTGTGTTCGTATGTGATCATATATACGTTTTCTCTGTTCATTGCCAAATAGCAATTTGCTAACCTTCGTGATTGCTGCTGCATTGCCATCATCAATTTCAGCAAGAGCATCAATCAGCTCCATGTTATCCAGTGCGCTCTCTTCTATTTCAAACTCAAATCCAGATTTTGTTTTTCCTGTTCTCATTTTGCTCCTTATGCTGTTTTCTTCTTCATGTACTCATAATGAGTATTGCTGTTTGCATCTGGGAATGCTGTGATGGTTGTGTCATATCCAACAGCTGTCTCATCTGCATATGTGATTTCTGCAACTTCTGATATTTTAGCTTCTGGTACTACGATACGTTTAAGCACTCCACCATTGAGTACCATATCGATTACCCATGAACAGCTTTCCCAGTCTGTTCTATTTGACTTTACTGTGATTCCAGTATCAAGTGTTCCTGTTACATTATCAGCTCCATATACTGTCTTCAGTACATTTACATTCAAGGCTTCAATCAGATTGAATTTGAATGTATCTGGCTTATCTGATAAATATGAATACACAGTATCACCGCCCCAGGCCTTAATAGTGCCTGTGGATGCTGTGTTGTTGTTAGTCAAACCAGCATCTGATATATATCCTAAACCAACAAATGCAGTATCAAGTTCTGCATCCGCTGATGTAGGAAGTGTTGTTCCAAGTGGTGCCCTATAAACTGCTCCACCAATACTTGGCTTGCCTGTGCTTACATTAGCAGCTGTGTTTGCCATGTTTTTTCCCTCCTAGTAGTGTACTAAATCAAATATCGCTTGATATCTATATCTCTTTTTTGATGTATCAGTGTAATTGTAATCACTATTGAGTGTACATTTTGACACTTCATCCAGTGATATGATATCGAGCATAGTTTCTTTTATCGTTTCATTTATTTGAGCTGCCTGGTATAAAGTTGCAGCATATGACTGAACAGCAAATGTAGCCTTTTTTATATAGTTATCCATTGATGTACCAGTTTTTTCAATTACAACAAAAGGATAACTAATATTCTTTTCAGGGATCTCCATATACACTGGAATGTTTAACTTGCCATTCAAATAGTCTAAAACTGTTTTTTCAATCATTTATACATTCCCTTTAGTAAATCATTGCTATTAAGATTTTTCTTGAAAGTTGCCCAATCAGTGGTGATTACAGATGCAGAGCACCTATTTTTCCCAACATTTGTTGTTACCTCATAATTTCCCTCTGCTCTTTCCGCTATTCCATCTGCATATTCCTTGCAGATGGCTTGCATTTCAGCTGATTTCATTAATTCAGCAACACCTTGCCTGTTTAGAACAATTTTTATATTACTCATAGCGCTCTACTTTAACCTGTGTATTCCATTTCCCTGGTACATTTGCTTCTGTCTGTGTCAATGGATATCCATATGTCTTAAACATCTTGCCTCTTATAACAACTATTGAATCCATCCAATCGTGAGTATCACCTTTTGGTATCCCTAATGTATAGGCAATCTTTTTGCCTGTCAGCTCCAATTCAGCTGTAGCAGCATCAAATGTGGGGGATCCAATTATTACATTGTCTACTTCCACATCTTCCTCTGTATATATAGGTCTTCCAAAAGGATCTGTTCCACTTTGGCTTTTTTCTTTGAGTATTACTTTTTCACCCTTCATACTAAACCTTCCACTGGACTTCCAGAGCCAATCCTATTCCCAACTCCTAGCAGTTTTTTCTCCAGTTTTGCTATGTATAATTCACCTGTGGATCCATTGGTTAGTGTCCAACTTTGAGAATATCCTAATGCCGACATACTACCTTGTGTTGCCCCGATAGGCACATCAACACCAGTATTTCCAATTGCCCTGATTACCATCTTGCAAGATACCAACTTTTTAGCATCACTTTCAGCATTCTCATTATATGCATCAATAATTACTGCAGCATCATCCAATAAGGCATTGCAGAGAGCTATTTCATCAGCATCAAATTCTTTATTCAATCTCACTTGTATATCGTTATAAGTTGCATAAGCCATATTTATACCTCTTTGTTGCTTTTTCTTCTTGGGACTGGCTTTGTTTTTTCAGCTGGAATCTTCAAAGAATCAGAGGCCAGTTTGTAACCGGCCTCTTTGTATTCATCAACTCTTGATTCATCTACTGACATTATTCCGCCCAATTCATTAATGAATTCCACTCTCATGTTTTATTCCTTATTATTCTGTCAACAGGTTGAATACTGATGTATCAGCTACGAATCCCACTTCAATTTCTGCCCTAACAGCAAACATGTTCTGCTGCCACAGATTGATTGTGTTAGCTCCATCCTTCAAAGTTGCCTGATCAGAGATAGAGATAGACAGATTCTGGCTGATTCCATAGATTGCCTGTGACCAATCACCAGCAACACCAATGATATCATTTCCAGATGATACAGACTTGTATGCTGCCTTGCTCTGCAGTGTCTTGCTACCAAGTACCATAGGAATAGCACCTTCAGCTACGGAATTAATGAAGAGTGGTCTTCCTGTTGTATCTGTGGCTGTTAGCAGCTTTGATTTTGCCTGTGGTGATAATACAAAACCATTTGTAATACCATTGTGAGCTGCGATGTCACCATCTGCTGCCACAAGTGCACTGTAAGCATCTGTGCCGAATGACTGTGCTGTTGCAGATGCAAAAGTATCAAAGTTGCTTCCTGGAGCTGTGCCATGGAATACTGTCTTGTCAAACTTCTGTGCAAGTGCCTTTGGCAGTCTCTCTACAATTGCATTGTAAAGTGCTGGCACGTTGTTCTTAAACTGATTTGAAAATGGAACAATAACAGCAAGTGTGTATGGCTGCATTTTCTTTGTTGAAAGAGTAGGTCTTGCAACAGGCTTGTCTGCTGTCTCTGCTACCCATTCTGCCTCTGGATCACCTGTGATAACAGGGATTGTAACTCCTAGTCCAGGAAGCGCCATTGATGTCGCAAGTGACATGATTGCTGAACCTTCCTGTGCTTTCTGAATAATTGTTGCTGATACTTCGCTAGGTAATGCGATAGTTGTTGTGTTTACATTAACTCCTGACATGTTTATTCTCCTTTTACTTTATTGAAGCATTGAACCAATCTGTGAATTGATCCTGTGCTGTCTTTTTACCATTTCTGTTTTGAATTTCTCCACCATCTTTCACAGATGGATAAGATATTGGCTGTTGTGCAAATTTCAAAATTGCTTCTGCCTGTGCCTTACATGTTTCTTCTGTATCTCCAGATAAAAGATTAGCCGGCACTCCAGTTTCACTTGATATCTTGTCTCGGATATCTCTCACTGAATTGCTTTTTGTCAGATCATCCAGTTTTTTCTGTAAAGCATCAGCTTTTTCAGTTGCCTTCTGCAGTTCCGACTTGTTAGCTTCTTCCATTTCGTCAAACTTGGAAGCTTTTGCTCTCAATGATTCATAATCCGAATATTTGCTACTTTCCCTTTTTAATCGGTCAGCAATAATTGCATTGACCTCATCCTGGGTGAAAGTGCGATTTTCCTGTGAATCGGTCACAGTTCCGTTTCCCTGTTCTACAACAGTATCTGCCATAATTGTTCTCCTCTCTATGGTTGAGTATTTTCCACATTTAAGCCATGTGTTGGCAATAAAAAAGCACCCTATTAAGGATGCTTAATAATATTTCATATAAATGGTGTAATATCTTTGACCTCTTTTAAAAACTCTTTTGCTTTTTCAAACAATGAATTATTACACAAATAGTCAATCCCTTTTGGTGTAATCATCATATCTTGTAAGTTCTCAAAGATTATTTCTTTTCCAAAAACTTTTGTTGCTGAAATCCCTTCAATGTATCCATCTAATAACAAATGCTTAATAATATATCTCCAATATGATTCTTTTATTTTGAATAATGGGCTGTCATAGTTCACCATTTTTTCATCAACTGGATTCCCTTTTTTTAATTGTATGTAGAGGTATGCTAACAGTTTATATACTATTACAAAGTAATCATCTTTTGCCATATTTTTCCCAACAAAAAAGCACCAAAATCTTACTTGATGCTTTTAATAAATTCTAGTGTTTTCTTTTTTGCTTCTTCTTTTTTTCTTGATAATTCCAACTTTTCTTCCTGTGTAAGCTCTTTTCCAACATAAGGAAGTTTTACCTCATACGCATCATATTCTGTTATGTCTCTACTCATATTACTTTACCTCCTTAATTTCAAATCCAGCCTCTTTCATCATTTCATGCCATATATTTATTGCTTCATCATTACTTTCTGAATACTGTATCTGCAAATTAATGTTATTATGAAAAGCCTCGCATCTTTGTTCACTCCACCCTTTATTGGATGGCAAATATTGTTCAACTATTCCATTATGCCCAACTGTAATACCTACGTTATATCCACGTTTTCCAGCGGATTCACAATCATCTGCTGTTGGTGGGAATCCTTGTGGGTGATTATGTATTGCTATTATTCTTTGATTCTTTTGATGTGCTTCATCAATTAAAGCCTCAATAGTTTTGTTATATGTGATTCTATCATTTTCTTTGGTATTTTCAACCCTTCCAATTAAATTTCCACTATCAAAATCCAATAAAGTTAGAGTTTCTTTTTTAGTTCCAGTTCTTTCCTTTAATGTTTTTCGTGCATATTTGCATATTTTATCATCAACCTCTGCTGATTCTGTTAATCCCCTAAATTTATTTCTAAATTCCTGTGTTTTAATATAATCAAAATCAACCTCTGTCGCATCTTTCCCATAAAGGAATTTATGGTCAAGTATTCTTTGCTTCTCAACTGCTTCCTTTTGAGCTACATATGCTGCTCTTTTTTGAGCATTTATTACATCCTTATTCTCTTCATATCTCATTCGCCTTACTGCGTTGAGTCCAGTTCGGTTTCCTTTGGTTGATTTCTTTGCATTGTCAGCTAGAAAATCACTATAATCGTCATATCCGGATGCATCTAACAGTTCATTCTGTAATTTATCAGGATCATAATCAGAAACTTGCAAATCTCCCTTAAAATCAACAACAAACTGACAATCACAGTGAGCATGTATATGATTTGCGTGATTTCCATTTAGCGTACTTTTGCCAGCTTTCTGCCAGCCTATGCCTCCCATCATTAAGCAATAAGGGCAAGTGTCTCCGTGTGGAATCCATGCAAAATATGCTCCATCTCGTTTTGCATTTTTCAGCATTGTATCAGCTGAAGCCTGTTTCACAAGTCTTTGTGCTACACTATCTATAAGATTGCCTCCAGGTGATTGCTTTAATGAACCATTTATTGCCTTTGCTGTTTCCTGATAGGTTGCTGTTGCTGCTGGATATGCAGATGGAACTGATGCATTTTCCATTTCTGCTATTACATCATACATCTGGCATGCCAGTTCAGCAGATCCTTCACCATATTTTGTCACCAAAGCATGTGCATAATCAATCAAGGCTTCTCTGTCAGTAAATCCATTCTTCTGAACATATTCTTGCATTTTCTTGCCAGCTATATCAGAAAGCTTCGACATCTTCTTTATGTAATTGAGCCAATCCTTTGTTGATATCTTCATTTCTTACTCTTTTTAGATTTACTCTTTGCAGATTTACTTTTTGATGCTTTTCTCATAGAGCCATCACTTCTGATTTTATCCAATTCAGCCTCATACTTTTGCTGATACTGTTCCTTGGCTTGTTCCTTTGCAGATTTAGCCGCTTCACTGATAGCTGATAGGCTTCCTTTGGTTTCCTCTCTCAAGGTACCAATCTTTGCAGAATACTCTTCTTTTAATTTTGCTTTTTCTTCTGTAGATAAGCCTTTGAGTCTATTTTTTAACTCATTTCTCATATCGGCAATTTTGTTCTTCAATTCTTCCCTAATTGCCTTCTTCTTTTCCTTGGCCTGTTCATTGATCTGCTTGTTGAATTCCTTCTTTTCAGCCATGATGGCCTCTCTTACCATCTTTGCAGCATTCTTTCCAGAATCATTCAATCCACTTGTAGATGATCTGCCTTTTAATTTCTTATGTTTTTCATAATATTCATGTGCTTTAGCTGGATCATAGTATTGACTTGCGTATCCCATTTACAGAGCCTCGATTTCTTTCATGAAATTGTCTAACAGTGAATCTACCTCACTATCATTCTCGTCTATTTCCTCATCATCCAGGTCTTCATCAAGTGTTTCAGGCATTTCTTCTTCCGTTTCCTCTTCATCCACTTCCTGGAGAAGCTGCTGCCCTCTTACTCTCTGCTCCTGTGCTTTGATTCTTCTGATATCTGCCTGGTCAAATCCGATCATCTCCAAAAATGTGTCTGTACTAGCAAATTCTGTTCTTGTGCTGGCAATTTTGATTGCTGCATCAGCTGTGACCGATACACTTGGCATTGCCGGATTCTTAAAATGTGCAATTATGCTCTTTTCTTCATCTGATAATTGAGATAATGATTTGTTTTCATTGATTGCGATTGCCATAATCGCAACTATTCTCAATGAATTACCATTCTCTCTGTTCAGCTGTTCAGCCAGAGATACAAGTGTCTGACTTTGTGCAAGGATTGCATCAGAGCTTGTAGGATTAGCATCATTGACAACACCGGTGTCGGTAACTGTCAATCCTGTAGCTGCACTAAACTGTGTTGCAAGTATTCGGATCATTTCAACATGTGGCTGTAAGGATCCTTGAGGGAGCTGACCAAATGCTGGTTTCTCTCCGGTCTCTGGGTTCATGGTTGCAGCTAGTATACTTCCTACATATTGCTTAAATTTGTTCCCTACGATAGCATCATATTGCTCATCTGTTACTCCCAGAATGTATTTTTGTGGTGCAGTATCGAATTCTAATGCAATCGTTGCATTAGCTATAGTACGAATATAACCATCAATTAGTGCTCTTACCGGTTTTTTTATTCTTGATCTGCCAAATGGCTTCATGGAAGTACCATTCCAGATAAATGCAACCATTAACGGCATTCCCATGATATGAGGATGCCTGATAGCATTCCAACAGCTGTCATAAAACTGCAATTCCCATATATCAGTATCTGTATATAGATTAATATGAGATGGTTTCCATACATTTTCGTCTTTTTCATCTGGCATGGTATCAATTATTGCCAATCCGCAATCAATTCTGCCTTTTTCACCACTCCATAATGCTGATGCTGTCTGTGGGGAATGAAATCTTATTTTACATCCAATTTCCTTATCAGCTGATAAGGTTGCAAAAGTACATCCGAATTTCAATTCATCTTTGCATGCTTTTGTGTACTGGCTGACCAAATTGTTGGATGCCATGATTTTACCCAGTGCATCTATATCAAATCCATTCTCTGATACAAATCCATCAAACATAGATCTGGATGCCAGTACATCAACTGTCTTTGCTCCCCATTCGCAACCAATTGCAAGTTTACTCAATCCATCCGGAAGTGCAATTCCAAGGTTTACATCTCCAAGTGTCACTGCACCCTCATAATATTTTTGTTTGATTTCGTTTTTGTTCTGATGATAATTGTATACATCAACCAATGTGGTCAACTTACTCATTATTTCATCTGGAAGTCCATTTACTCTCGATATAGAAATATGCATTATGATTATCTCCTACCCTATTCTCATCTTCTTGTTTGGATCTCTCTTGCTGTTCTTGGTACCATATAGCGCCAGAGCGCATGCCTCAATGGGTAATGAATTTTCTCCGCCAAATCCATACCCACCACCTATTGCTCTCTTGATTACAGTTCTGGCTGAATCGTCCAGATCCTCCTGGTATCGGTACCAGGTTAGTTTTTCCTCGTTTACTGTATCAATGAGCAATGATGCAGCTGCTATAACATCCTTGCTATTAGGTTTGATTACTGAATTTTTATATCTCCAGGTGTCTGTGATTCTATCTACAAGCAGCTCTGTTCCATTTCTTCCATCTATTACAACACAACAGGCCTTGTCATATCTCTCGTTTAACCAATCTGATAACCATCTGATGCCCTGTGCAGTATTTTTTCGCTCAATGATAGATATCCTGGCATAACCATTTGGTTTTATTACTGCTCCACATAGTACAACCTCTGAACCATCTGGAGAAAACTTTACTCCGTATCCTGTCTTTCCTTCCGGCTTTAACTCTTCTGATGCACATTTCTCCCATTTTTCATGGTTTATTGCATAATCTATTATTTCTTCTTTGACCGGAGACCAGTACCCTAATCGTTCTCTTGCAAAAGTAAGTTCGTCCATCTGTTCACATTCTGCCTCTATGGTAGACTCTCTGATTCTTCGTCCCAGAGCTGGATTAGTTGCCACCCATCGTGTCCGATCTGTTACATCACCGATTTCAGATACTGAAAACTCTGTCCAGGCTGTATAGTTGCTTTCCCCATTTATAGCTTTATCTCTAATATTTGCAAATACAACACCAAAACTGTTTTCATCTGGTGGTGTTCCCAGATATATTGTCTGTGGATTTTGAGAAGCAGCTAATGCTGGCAAAAAAGAGGCTTGCTGTTCTGGTGTCAGTTCCTGTGCCTCATCAAACACCAGGCAATCACCATGCAATCCTCTACCACCATTTCTTGTTCTTGCTACAAAGACTACTCTTCCACCATTTTTCAATATTATCTGTTCTCTACCAAGAGCATTTTTTATCTCTTTCACATACTTGAACAGTTTTGGTGTCTCAAATATGCTTCTAATCTCCAAAAAAGTCTCTGTTGCTGTTTTCTGCAAGTGTGCTGTGTAAATAACCCACTCTGAATACATAACCATCCCGGAGATCACTCGCCCGGAAGTGTCCAGTGTTTTTCCATTCTGTCTGGGAACAGATAAACCACATGTGGAAGCTGCCCAAATATCGTCAACTCTTCCCATCCAATCGTTTAGCACTTCACTTTGCCATGGATCCACATGCAATTTGCCAATGCTCAATATCTTTACGGCATCAGCTCCATCTGTGTAATCATAATCTGGTACTACCCTGACGGACGGCACCTGACTTCCCATCAGCGACCCTGTTTGAGAGGATCTCTGATATCTCGTCTTCTTCACTGGTTGTTCCTTTAATTGTTTCAATTTCTTTTATGGTCTCTCTATACTGTTTGCACAATGGTGCTAACGATTTTTCATCGGTGCAACTATCTATTGATTTGCTCAAAATAAGTGCCAGAGATTCGAGCTGTTGAAGCCTCTCGCCTCGCCTGGTTGCGGTTGATAATCTCATCTCAAAAATCTTTCTGTGTGTAAATTTGGCGCTGGGACGGCGGGAATCGCCTCTGGGGGGTGTGGGGGTTCACTCCCCAGGCATTTACCATTCACCATCTTTAATGCTTTTTCTGGCCATTTTCTCCGCATTCCTGGGGTATCTCTCACCCATAATTCGATCGGATTTCATGGCATTACAATAATAATGAGCAGCTTGCAAGTTGCTGAAGTCCTCTGCAGCCGCCCTGGGTGATGAATAGCCAAACTCTTTCCATCTGCTCACTGGCTTTATCTCGTCAATGACGAATGATAGTGGATGCTTCGCATCACTTGGCTCATCATAGTGAATTGCACCATATCTACCTTTACATATTCCACACTCACATCCCATGGCCTTGAGCCTGGTACGGTTCTTTCTGCGTAGGTTGCCATTGGCACTCCTAGGATTACTATTTTTCATATATCTGGGTATAAAAAAGGATATGCCCGGGCATATCCTGTTATCATAAATATTCGACAATACTATATTATCATGTCCAAATGTGTTTTTTTGTGTTGTCTTTTAGGATATCACTATATTGTCTTTCAAAATCCTTTAATGCATCTGTATGCATGTGCCTTACCCAATCATAAGAGTATCCCATTTCATCACCTACTATTTCCAATGGTTTGTTATTCAGATAAACCTTAACAAGTAAATCCACATGGTTCTGATTTGGTAGACCATTGATCTGGGTGATTATGAGGTTGCGCTTCTCATGATAGATTCTAATCATCTTCATGTATTTATTATCGATGTCTATCAGCTTTGCTATATCCTCTGTTACCCTGTCTGATACTGATGTCTGCACCTTATCTCCATCGTATGTTATTCCTTTGGGAAGTAATATGCCTCTTATCCTGGCTGATTCCTCTGAATACCATTGAATCGTATGCTCTAATCTTTTTAGCTGAAATAAATATTCTCTAGCTTTCATGCTTTGTTCCTTGTTCTGCTGCCATTAGTTGTTCATACTGCTGCCATTGGTTTATAAATAGTTCAATCGTCTAAATTTCAGTTTTGGTGGGTTAATTCTGTTCTTTTAATTGTTCCACATATTCCCTTACTAACTTATCCATCTTTTCTGTAAAATCGTGAACTTTGAATATTGAATAGTCATTTCGTCTATACCATAATTCAGAAACAAAACTGACTTCCCAATCTCTTAAATAACAGTTTTTGTCTACTCTTATTTCGCAAACTTCTTTGATGTATCCTTTCATGGGATGAATTGATTGAAAATGCTTGTATTCATCATGTCTATATACACCATCATTCCCAAGCCAATCGGTAACACACCACCATTTATAAGTATCATCTTCTTCTCTTAATTGTAGAAGTAAATCAACCATACTATCTGCTTGGTACACATCATCTGTGTGTATTATTGATACTTTTCCATCATGTATAGCACCGATATAATCAGTTTCTGTATCAAGTATGTACCAACATTCATTAGCACCCTTTTGATGTAATAAATGTATTCTTTTGCAATCACTCATTCGCCTTCTCCTTTAACTGTTCTGCTATCTGCTTTATATCTTCTCTGAAATATAAAACATCCATCACTTTATTTTCTGTATAATACTTATAATGCTCTAGTGATTGTATCCTTTCCATAAATTCATCAATCGCATCTGCTTTTATCTTATCCACATAGATATTGATACCATTGCTCGTTAAGGCTTCTTGAAAGCCTTGCTGATATGCCTTGTTATACATTTCAACATCAGTATCTTGCATATAGGTATCATCATATATATCACTCATTCGTCTGCTCCTTTAACTCAACAATTACTGTAATCTTGTAGCCATCTTTAGTATCTGCCGATACCTTTACTTCATCTGCGTCAGACTTTTCTAATTGTTTGATACAAGCCTTTACTAAATCTTCTTTTTCTGCATCTGCTCTGCCTTGCTGATATGCAACCCATTCTTCATTACTATCAAAATCATCAATATTCATTTGACTACTCCTCTAAATTCTTATTCTGCTACCATTGGTTTTCTTAATACTGCTGCCATTTATGGTTCTAATTTGTGAAAAATCCGTAAATATCGTGCATTAATTTCCAAAATATGCATTTTATGGTTTTAATATATATCTCTATAATCTGAATAACCTATTTCGTCCTCTTCATTCTCTGGAACTTCCTCATATAGCATATTTGCTATTATGTATGCCGGTCTGCAATTCTGCTCCAGATTATTCTCAAACCATTTGATAATATCCTTTGGTTTCTTCTTTGATAACCACTGTTTATATGTCATTCTGTTCCCTCATCTTCTTCAGTTCTTCCAGCCACTCTGCTACCCTCCAACATTCCATCTGGCGCTCTTTACACAACAGGCTCATGTACGAGCCATCCTTTGGATCCAGGATGGACTCGGTCACGGCCATTTGCTTGAATCGGTCTATATATTCTTCCAAATCCATTAGCATCATTTCTTTCGTATCTCAATTCCTGACATTTCTTCAAATCTGTCTACCATACTTCCATCTTCCCAACATTTATCTTCCCATATCTCCTGGGAGCGCTTGAACAGATCATTGATTCTCTTGAATCTCCATCCTTTTTCCATCAATGCCATTCCAACAGCAGCATATACACATGGTACCAGTTTATCTGTTATCTCTTTGAATTCCTTTGCTCGATATTGTCCCATTGCCTGGGCAATTGCTCTTTGTTTATTATTGCTAAAATATCTAGGCATTCTCTTTGTTTATCCTTTCACTATTCAGCCATTCTCCTATCCCAAACTTACACCAGTCTGTACTATAGGTACATTTCATGCAATCTTCCTTGCATGTTGTGATTTCTTCACAATTTGTACTGACATTATGTATAAAATTCATCATTTCATGCACATCCAGGCTTTTTATATATTCCAGATTAGTCATTTACTACTCCCTTCTGCTTCAGAAGCTTCTGCTTTTCCTTATATCTTCTTGTTGCTTCCCTTCTGATTTGCTTTTGTTCTTCTGTCAGATCGCAATACTTTGTTGCTCGATGTTTCCCTCTAACCGCCTTTGTTGCAAATTTCTTCTTGATCAAGGCCTTGCCTTCTTCGAATTCCTTACAAGGTTCTCCAACAGGTGATGGCCTTCTATTCTTGGTTATTTCTAAATAATTACAGATTATTTCTGTTTCCAGTTTTGTTCTGTACTTGCACTTCTTGCACTGTTCCTTTTCAAATTTTGTTATTTTCTTCATTGTTACCTCAAAATAATCTGCTCAATGGATAGGATCTATTTTCTCTTACCAGCTGGCATTCTCCATCAGCAGTTTCCGTTCCATGATATTTGCACATATTCATGCACACTTCCTGGCATACTTCTTCAATCACTTCTACTACCGGCTTGTTCTCTTCGTTCATTAGTCTCTTCCTCTGCTTTTTCTTCATAATATGCCCTTACATATTCGACAAGCTTATGCTTTCTCGCTTCTTCTTCGCTTATGTGTCTGTTCTGGGCATATCTCTTTACAAAATCATCAAACATTTTCATATTCGGTCTCCTAGAATGGTAATTCGTCTACCATTCCACCTATTGGCATGAATCCTTCTGCATTTGCTCCTACTGCTGCCATTGTTGTATTCACTCCGGCTGCTGCCATTGAAGCTTCATCTCTTGCATTCTTATCGTCTTCACTCATTCCCTTCTTTGATTCTGCAAATTCTACCTCTTCAATGACTACTTCTGTGGTATATACCGTCTGTCCTTCCTGGTTGGTATATCTTCCGGTCTGTATTCTGCCTACTACAGCTATCTTTGTGCCTTTAGTGATATATTTCTCGATAAATTCAGCGGTTTTACCAAATGCAATGCATGATATAAAATCTGCGCTCTGCTGCCCTTCTTCTTTTTTCTTTCTGTCTACTGCCATTGTGAGTCTCGCTATTGCTAAAGGATTCTCTCCCTGGCTATATCTCACTTCTGGCTCCCTTGTTAGTCTTCCCATTAAAATTGCTTTATTCATTTATTCATCCTCATACATTCTTGTCATTCCTACTGTCATTGCATATGTATGCTCCAGTATTGCTCCTTTTGATTTCTGCCAGCCTTTGAGCATATATATCGCATCACACTTCATTAGCTCACACAATCCCATGTCTATATACTCTCTATATTCAAATCCCAGATTCTTGACCGGATTGATTACTGCATGCCCTTCATTGATCAGACCTATCTCTGCACTGGCAAATTGTGACTTATAATCTGGATTATCACTTACTGATCCAGCTATATATACCTTCATATCTCTTCTCCTTCGTAGATGTAATTCCGACCGAACACCTCTCTGAAGCTTTTATTCTTATAATGCTTTTCAAATGCTCTCTGGGCATCAACGCATAGCATCTTGCGGATGTTACTATTGATATGAACCGCTTCTGCTCCGTATTCATGGTGTTTTGATACGCATAAATACACTTTTAATCCGTATTTTTCAGATAATCTACGATTTGCCCATCCAAATACCACATGGTGTTCATGTACTGGCTTGGTAAAATAATCGTCATGCAATTTCATGCACAGATAGCATCTTCCGTTCTTTTCTTGCATTATTGACTTCATTAGATCTCGGTTTCCCTTCGTGCTATGCTCTTGTCTTCTCGTTCTACTATGAATGTCCCATTTGACATGGTTATAGATGCCTTTGTTTTGCCATGAGTATTGATGGTTACCTTCTTGATCTTCTTGGCAGCTATCATATCTATTGATTTATTTAATAATTGCTCTATCTCTGGATAATCCTCATTGAATAATTCAAATGTGGTTCCTTCTGCTGATGTCTTTGCCATCTCAAGCTTTTCCTGTTCTTCCCAGTCAGCCTGGTATTTTCTTGCATCACTGCATTTACATGTCATAGCTGCTTCATGTCTGGCCACTGCCTCATCTGCGCAGTCTGGAATAGCTATTAGTACACCCTGACCACAAAATTTACATGTTCCTGTTATTTCCTTCATTTTCTCACTCCTTTGCTCTTCTTGGATTATGTAATAGGTTATGTATCTGATCTCTAACCTTATCCATTTTGTTAATAGCCGTATAAAAGGCTGTGTCTCGTTCCGCTTCTTCAACATGCATTAGTTCAGAATCTCCTATTATTCCTTGATTCTTTCCAAATATCTGAATTCTCCATATTTTCCCAGTTCTTACTCTTTGCACATTGAAATATATATCCGGATATTCTTCTATCAGCTTTTCCATTGATTTGAAAAATATGCTTATTGCATCCACTAGCCTTCTCCCTTCTTATCTGTCTTTATTAGTGTATAGGTATAGTATTCATAGCCAGTAACCTCGGATATCCCACTCCTTATGGATTCTTTATCCAAGATGTATCCATTCTTTATTTTTGGCTCCTTTTTAAATTTATTTGCCGATATTATCTGTTTTTTAATCGTAGGCTTGATCAGATTCCTGGATGCATACCATCTCTTGCCAATCAGCTGTCCCTCGGTTTCTTCGGTTTTAGCTGCATATTTAACAAAATAGTCTGCTATCTTGGAATATTGACCATTGGAATACAAGGGATCTATATGTATCCCGCCATATTTCCAGCACTTCCGGATTATGTCGGTGTCACACTTATTTATAAGCATATGGATGTGTCTTCCACCTCTCGAACCCACTTCTTTGACATATATGTATTTGAGTTCTTTTCCTAACTTGCTGAATTCTGTTCGCAGTTTTCTAACAGCCTTTGCCATTAATGTCTGCATTTCTTCACTTCCAGATGGTCTGCTATGAAAATCTAATCTCAATAACAAGTCCCCATCTACAAAGTTTGCATTCATCAATCTTCTTAATTTCTTTGCTGCTATTCTCTGATTGACCCTCTTTTGTGCTTCTGTGGTCTCTCCTACATCCTTGTCTCTTTTCTCGCCTTTGCAATGCCATCTCACTGAATAGTACTTACTGACCTCTATAGTCTTACCAGCTACACATATCTCTTTTATATATGGCATCTGATTCTCCTGTTTGGTCGAATGGTTAATACTTTTAGCAAGGGATTCAGGCGGTGTGCTAACCGCCTGTTTTCTTGCTTTATTGGAGCAAATGCGATATAATGAAATCACTTAATTACTCGCTTTTGCTCCTTCGGGAGCATTTTTTATTTCATTTCATATATGAATGCTTCATCAGATAATTGTTCTTCTGGATCCACTGCCTCTTTGTTGACTTCTCTCACGATCCTGGATGCATCATCCATCGGTTTTTCCCCGGTATATGGCATTACTATTGCTTCATGTATAGATGATGGACAAATAAGCAGCTTATTTACATTATGTCTCTCACATATCTCATCAAGTTTTTCCTCATGTAATATGGCAGATGCTCCATATTGGCCATTATGTGGATTTCCTAATGAAAAGACATACATAGGATTCTCATCTATTTCCTCAATCATTTCCTCTAATGCTTCTTCTGGTATGCCTAGGAATTCCGCACTCATCCTTATATTTTTTTCTAATACTTCGCTCATTTTGATCACTGTGACAGATTTCTTTAGATTCTCATAAGCTATATTCCACAATTCAATTTCATCTGCTTTTAATAATTCCAGCATCTGCTTTGTTATCTTATAGGTTCTTTTTACTCCTATATTTTCAGTGCTCACTCTCAAATATGCTTCTATTCCTGGATAACATGCCTCTTTTACTATTGGCTCATCACTTTCCTTCTGAAGCGCTATAAATACATTCTCTTTGATGTATTCCAGAGACAATAATGTTTCTATGCCCTGTTCTAGCTGGGGATTCTCATTTTCTTCAAAGCTATTAATCAACAATTCAACTATTTCCTCTACCTTTTCAAGCTTTTCCCAAAGTGGATATATAATTTGCGCCACTCTGCTGCCATCTCTCTTGATTGATACTCCATCCTTCTTAACACCATTCTTTATGATGCTAGTGAGACTGGCCTCGTATCCTCTTCTTTTCAGTTCCTTAATTACTCTCTCTTTCATTTCTTTCTCCTTTATTGATAATTTTTATTTTTTCTAGCTTTATTTCTCATGTGTTCCTTATAATCGTTGTAGCATGACAGTTCTCTATGAAATGCATCAATCATATCTGTCAGCACCTTTGAAAGAATAAGCATTGCTCCTGTAGCTACCAGGAGAAGAGATAATAACCAGCTACTGTTTGTTTCAACAGCTCCAGCCATTCCTATGCATCCAATGATTATCAGTACTTTTCCTGTGTCCGCCATCTCTAAATCTCCTTCTCTTTAATTTCATAACCGGCCAAATCTAATAATTTAATTGCTTCAGCCAACATCCCAGGATAGATCTCTTTTGTTCTGTAACTCTGTTTTGCCTGGGAGTTACCTAATACTGCTGCCACTTTGTAGTTTTGAGGCAGACATCTGATTATCCTGTTTGCAAAAGTTTTTACTTTTGCTTCTGCTCTTTGTTCTTCTGTAATGTATACTCTCGGCATATTACCCCTCCCTTAAGTAATTCTACATATTTGTGGGATTTTCGGGCAAAAAAATAACAAAATCTGGATGCACCTTTAATATCTTACATATCTCTAACGCATATGCTATTGATATTTTAGATGGATTCTTTTCCCATTCACTATAAGTATTGGGATGAATATCCAATGATTTTGCCATGTTTTCCTGTGATATTTCCTTTGCCAATCTATATTGGCGCAAAGTTAAATTTCCCATCTTGCGGTCTCCTTCCTTTCCCACATTTTTGTGGGATTGATTGGATATTATCACTTCAAAATTGTCATGTCAACATTTTTGTGGGGAATTTTTATATTTTTTTGTGTTCTTCCCACATTTTTTATGATATAGTGTTAAAACCATCAAGGAGGTTTTAATATGTTGAAAATGAAAGTTGGAAAAAATATTAGAAAATATCGTCAATTATCTAAATTAAGCCAAATCGAGCTTGGTCAAAAATTAAATGTTGCTAATCAAACAATATCGTCATGGGAATTGGATCGGACAGAACCTCCAATTGAAGCCATAGAAAAGATGGCAATTATTTTTGGGTGTGATAAATCTGATTTGCTTGGAATTCAAAAAGCAAATATCCCTTCATTTGATCCTAGACATATAGAATTAGTTGATACTTTTTCAAAACTGACTCCCGATCAGCAAGAGCATATACTGAATACGATGAAATTATTT